CCGAAATACCGTGAGCTTCTCTATTCTCAGGTCGAGGTAAACAAACGCTTGCAAGCCGAACTAGCGAAGTATCGTGGCAGCGAGCCGGGAGTCAGTTCGAAGGCGACGAATCCTGGCTTGAAGTCGGCGAATGTAAACGCTGCCAAGAGCGAGGACTTCGTTGCGAGTGTCTTGAAGTCGTTGGGACGCTGAAAACAATTATCCCCCGATGGTTTCTTAGCCACCGGGGGATTTTCGTTTCAATTACTTGCCTCGATAAGGACCGCTTCCGCTCGGAACCGGCCTAGGCTGAGGTCGAACAGGCGGCTTAGGGGGAGGAGACTGCTTGTAAGGTCCGCTTCCACTGCCACCGACGGCGGGAGAACCTTTATACGGCGCGTTATTGCTCATTCTTTTGGAAGTGCATACCAGCCTTCATGGATGGTGATGCGGTTATTACTACGCACGTTTTTGCCGTTCGCGTCAACCACCCAAACTTTCGCTTTAACGCTCTCAGCAAGGCGCACAGGCTCACCGTGGGGGACGTAAATCACTCGACTCGCGCAGCTCACGCTCATGCTCGCGCACACGATCAAGAAGACCGCGCTTAAGATCAGATTGTTTCTTGGCGTCTTCACTTGAGATGTCTTGTTTCGTCAGTGCATGAAGCCAGATGACCAACTTCATCACCAAGTCGGCCAAGAAGTTCATTCAGTCTTCGAGGCGTTCTTCTTATTGTTGAAGATCGACCAAGCGACTCCGATGATGCTGACGGCGGCACCGGCAAGTTCGGCGACTTGATCGGCACTGGCCAAACCTTTGGCGACGAGGAAACCGCCAGCGGCGGAGAGAAGATGGCGGATGAGAGAGGTGAAGTTAGGGTTCATTTGATTTTGCGGTAAAGGTCGATGGCTTTTGCTAGACAGACGAGAAGAGCGGTGACGGCACCTAACGCGAGCGATGCCGTCTTGAGATTCGGGTCTGAGAAAATCGCGTTCCCGAGAATGCCGATGAATGGTCCACTAGCAGCGGCAATCATGTCTCGCATAAAATGGGACTCAGTCATGGCGTGATGATCAGCTCAGGGCAACCCTGATGGAGTTCTCGTTGGAGTCAACGAACGGAAAGCCCATGACGTAGCCGATCGGCAAGATCCGTGCGATGACCATGCCGGACGCATCGGGTGGCTCAATTTCCGCCGAGGTGACTACGGTGCCACCGACGATCTTGTCCTCCGAAACCTTGATCGAAGGGTCAAAGATGATGGTTTCGAGCGGCTCGGTTTTGATTGCGAGTTCGGTTTCCATAGATCAAGCGGCGATGGTGTAGAGGATGGTGAATTGGAGCGTCACGGCTGCGGAACTGTTCACCCACAGATTGCCGGTGGTGCTGAACGGTGTGGCGATGGTGAGCTTCTGTCGGCCAGAGACAACCGATGCAGCATTGACGATCTGGGTGCCAGCGGAGACGTTGCCGAGACTCACGGTAGCCGATCCGGTCGAGTTGACGATTACGTCCTCGATGATGGCGTTGGTCGGGATGGCCAACGAACCAAGGAGTTGAGTGTTGCCAAACGCAGTAGTCGTCGCATAGAGAACCGCCATACGCCTCGGCTGCGTGAACTCAACACCGTTGAACAGCGTACCGTGCAGCGCGTTGGTCGAGCGGTCGGTGGCTTGGTAGCCGGTGCCAACGGTGAAGTCGAGGTCTACGATTGCGCCGATTCGGGTGAATGTGACGTTATCGATCCAAATTGAACCATTTAATGATCCAACAAATCGACCAATGGTAAATGTATCTGTTCCGCCACCTTCAGTCACAAACTCAAATACTCTTTCCTGCCAGCTCAAGTTGTCCAAAACAGCACCAAACGCAGAAAACGACGCAGAACCAACATTAACCGCCAACCTGCCATTGGTTGCCGTCGATCTTGCAAAACAGGATACGCGATAGCGTTTATTTCTTGCAAAAGTTACAGACTGAAGGTTTACAGAGCTTCCGGTAATATCCAAATCAAACCGGCATGATGCGGTTCCAGCGTAGAATATTGATGTATCGCGATTGATCGTGGAAGACCCTGATGTTACTTCAGTCCAATTAGCAAACACATCAGCGCCGCCACCTCCAGCGGTTTCAAAACCGCCATTGAGTGTGCTTGCATTGATAATATCCGTCTGCGTCCCCCACTGATCCGCCGGATTCACGCCGAGGGTGATAAGCTCGGTGACATCCGCAGCGGACAGTGCGCGGTTGAAGACGACGGAGCGGTAAACCCTCTTATCGAAGACTTGAGAAGCCGTAAAGTAGCCACCGACTCGAAGATTGGCTGCTGCGCTAAGACTGATATTTCCAGTCGTGTTTGTGAGTGTGTATGCAGAACCGTTGACGTAGACAGAAAATACACCAGCACTACGCACCAAAACGAAATCAACAATTTGTCCGGCAAATGCAGCCCCAGTAAATCCAGTGATGGTTGCATTGGAGGCAACCCCTCCAATTGTCTTATCCAAGCCGTAAGCACCCGAAGATGTTGTCAGTCCAAAGTAGTTGTTTGCGTCTTCTACTACCGAAAATACGGCTTTAGCCGTTGCCTGTGAAATCTTGAACCGGCACCAGATTGAGAAGTCGCCCGTGCCAATGGCTTGTCCCGTCAGCGTCGAGGAAATCCGCGTGCTTGCCGTCGTCCCATCGAAGTTCACAGCAGCGTAGTCGGAAGCAGCGGCGCGGATGGCGGAGGGGGTGTCACCATTACGCGCAGCAAAGGTTCCGCTCAGCACCAAGTTGACGAGCGACATCGTATCGGTTGACGGATTGTACGTCATCCCGGCATCGCCAGCGATTGCAGTTCCGTTATTGAACAGCACCTGATTCGTAGCCCCAGGTAGGCCAGTGCCACCTCCTAGAGCCGTGTACAGCTCCGTGAAGTTGCTGTTCGTGTACTGGAATGCCGTCCGCAGCGGACTCCCCGTTCCGTCGTTGGCTGAGGCTCCGACATTGATCGTTTGCTGTGCCATAGTATGAAGTGTTTCCTAAACCGTTGTTAAAATTGGGTCTGATCCGCAGTAATGGTCGTCACATCGGCAGTAATCGAAGTCAAATCCGCCGTCAGCGGAAATCCGACCGAACCACCGCTAGAATCAGAAATGCGATTCAAAAGCGCAAGCTCAAGCATGTCCATCTCCCACGGAGAACGACATCCAGTCGCCGAAACCTCGGCAATCAACTGAGCAGCTTCCGTACAAGTGATGGATGATGCGTCGGCCATGTTATTGGTGAGCTATGATGAACCACGCTGTTCCGTTGCTTATGAATTCAACCCTCTGCCATTGAGCGGTCAAAACATGAGTCGCGGCACCATCAATCGTTTCAGCACCAAACGGATCGACAGTCACATTGTTCGCGCCAGCATTCACCCGCTTCACGAAAAATATACGACCATTGGCCGTCGCAGCCGGGGGAAGCGAAACCGTAATCGCTCCCGATGTCGAATTTGCGATAATCGCGAAATCATTCGACAAAATCGCCGTGGACGCCGTCACCGAACGAGCAGTTCCAAACCCAGCAGCATTAGCCGCCGCCGTTCCAGTTCCATCAGCAATGCGATTGAGAAGCGCAAGTTTCGCCATCTCACGCTCCCACGGCGAGCGACATCCAAGAGGCTGAACCTCACTTAGCAACGTCGCTGTTTCAGTGCATGTAATGTCAGCCATACGCTTTTATCTTTGAATTAGGCCATCGGACCTGCACCACGCTGCATTACCTCAGCAATGAAACCGCCGCCGCCAGGAGCCGTCTCCTCCTCCTCCTCCTCCTCGTACTCCTCCTCGCCACGCTCAGCCAACTTCTTGCCCTTCGACTTGTTCTCGTAGCCTGGAATAGCCATGCCATCAATCTCGATGAACTCGGCCTTGCCGTTCTTGCCAAGGACAATCGTCGCCATCGTCTGGAACGCCTCGCCTTCCTTCAAATTCTCAGGAATCTCAACGCCTTCGGGGAGAGTAAAACTCGGCATACGGGGAGCATCAGATCCTACTGATCCTTGTCAATGCAAAAGCAAAAACCCGCAAGCCTTTTGGACCTGCGGGTCTGTTACTTATCCAACTCGAATTACGAGCAGATGATGGTTGTCAAAGCTCCGGTGCAACGACGGAAGATGATCGTCATACCCTGGTTCGTGAAGATCGGCTCCACAGCATGAACGAACTCAGCGTAGTGCTGACCCTTCTTCTCCAGAGGATCGGCGCAATCCACATCGAGCTTGTAGGCACCAGTCACCCACTGCCACTCGCCCATGTAGTTGGTCGGCTGCCAGCTCAAGTCGCCAACACGGTTCACCGGGCGAACGATATGGCTCTTGATGACGTACGGAGTCGGGATGAACGCACCCTCGAACAAGGCGGTCGTCCAGCTCGGGTTGACGCTGAACACAGTACCCTTCGTGCCAGACGAGCTGGTGAAGGGCTGGATGAGCGTGTACTTGCCGCCAGCATAGCTGAAGCGGGGCGGGAACAGGTTCGGGATATGGCGAAAGTTCTTGATGACCCGATTCGCGCCAATCCGACGGAGCAGCTCGGCACCAGCACCAGAACCCATGTCAGCGAACCGCAGATCCTCACGCAGCGCAGCATTGTTCTGAGCAATACGCTGAGAAGCCTCCATGCCGATGTACAACGGGAACACCGGACCGTCGCTAGAGAAGCTAATGAACCCAGAACTATCAGGATTCGTCGCGCCATTACGAATCAACGTAGCAGCAGCAACATCCAACATCTCCTGCGTCAGCTCGGAGGTAGCCTGATTCAACGCCTGGCCAACCGAACCAGTCTGAATCCAAGGCAACTCATTCACACCAGACGGAATCGTCTCCACCTGCGTAAACGACGAGTCGGCCACCGCCTTGATGGCGTACTTGGCAAACATGTTCTGGTAACGAGTCTCCCACGAACGCTGTGCGCGAATGGACAACTTCTCCAAGTACACACGCAAGAACGCCTCAACTCGATGATCAAAGGTCAGATCATCCTTACACAAGAGCGGACCTTTCAGCGCAAAACGCTCAGGCCCCCAAGTGACAGCGTTGTAGCCAACCGGAACGTCATTGTAGGTGACATCGCAAGCACCACCGTTATCGCCGGGGTTGCCGGACGCGAGGGTGATGGCCGACCACTCCTCAGCCGCAGTCGGCTCAATCGAAGTGGTAGTGAACGAGGTCTGGGTCAAACCAGTCCCCTGAGGATACTCGCCACGCTCAATGAGGTTCAACCACATCGAACGATACGAGGCGCGCTTGTAAACGTCCTGCGCGAGCGACTCAGTCGCCACGGCGAACGCATTGAAAACATTAGGACAAGCCATAATGAGTAAAATTAAAACCGACGTTATCTGCGTTATGGTAGGCCATCTATCCACCACACAGTGGATGATTATCCTACCTCACCAATGCGGAACGTCATCGCCGCTTAGACAGTTTGCAGTGGCTGACCAACCCACCACCTTGCTTAAGGTCGTTACACGCACTGACGCATACGAATCCCTACTAAGTCAATCAGATTTAGCGGACTCACTCAACTCCCACTGCTCCGCAATGTAGGTCTT